TGACGGGCAATTCCCCAGCCGCAATTTGAATTATTGGCCGATCCCGGCAGTTCCAAATCAAACGGGAATTTATTCCTGGCAGCCGCTCAATACTTTCCCAGATCTCACGACCGATGTTGTTTTCCCGCCAGGCTATCTGAAGGGCATTCGTTACAACTTGGCGGTCGATCTGGCTCCTGAGTTTGGCAGACCAGTTCCGCCAGAGGTGGCAACACAAGCGGTAATGGCCAAAGCAGTGTTCCAAGTGCTGAATCTGCCTTGGGTGCGCTCGTATGTTGATGTTGGATTAGTTAACCCGCGCAGTAGAGTGTACAATTGGTTAACTGACCAACCGGCGGGGCGTCGATGAGCCGCTTCGGTCTTGTTGGTCCAACGTATCAAAGCCAGTCGCCTTTGGCTTCAGCCGACTTCTGCATGAACTGGTATCCCGAGATTATCGAGACGGGAATGGGAAAGTCGCAGGTGACGCTCTATCCCACACCTGGGCTTTCCGTCTTTGCTACGTTGCCAGGGCCATCGGTCCCAGCAATGTACCAGATCAACGGCAGGCTCTTCGCCAAGTCGGGTCCGAATCTGATCGAGCCGCTATCGAATGGAGGCTTCAACACTTGGGGCGCTATTTTGGATGATGGCTTGCCGGCTTCATTTGCCTCGAGCCCACAGCAGTTGTTGATTGCCTCGGCTGGGGCAGCCTACGTCTTCAATCTCCAAACGAACACGCTCACGCAGATTCCACCTGCCACGTTTCCAGGCCCAGTTTCGCTTGTCAGCTTCATCGATGGATTCTTCCTTGCGCTGATCGCCGGCAGCCAGCAGATCTTTGCTTCAGCGTTGCTTGATGCCACAACCTGGCCGCCGCTCTCGACAACGATTGTATCGGTATTCCCTGACAACTTGCTGTCAATGATCGCGACTCACCGCGAGTTGGTGCTATTCGGACTCAAAAGCACGGTCGTCTACGACGATACCGGAAACTTTCCTTTTCCCTTCGACGTGAATCCTTCGGGCTTTATCGAGCAGGGAACGATTGCGCGGTTCAGCCCTGTAAGGCTTGACAATTCCGTTTTCTGGCTGGGCGGCGACGAGCGAGGCGCTCCGATCGCTTGGAGGGCTCAAGGCTATTCACCGATCCGCGTTTCAACGCATGCAGTGGAGTTTGCCTGGCAAGGCTACGCGGTAGTTTCCGATGCCATCAGCTACAGCTATCAGGATCAGGGCCATACGTTCTGGGTGATCTTCTTTCCTTCGGCCAACGCCACTTGGGTTTACGATGCCGCCACCAACATGTGGCATCAGCGAGGCTTCTGGAACATCAACAAAGCCGCCTTCGATGCGCACCACAGCCAATGTCATGCCTTCATTTTCGGGAAGCATCTCGTGGGCGACTGGTCGAGCGGAAACCTTTACCAGATGGCGATCCCTTTCCAAACTGGCGGGACTTGGAACTTTGCTGCCGACGCTGGCAAGGACATTCGAAGAGTAAGGCGCGCCCCGCATATCTCGACCGAGGATCAATGGATATTCCACAGCCAGTTGCAGGTAAGCGTTGAGACGGGACTTGGCCCGCAGCCGCCGTTGCAAGGCTCAACGGTCGGCACGCAAGTTCCATTGAGTCTTACTCTTCGGGATTCGAATAACGTACTTTGGACGATCACGGTCAATACTGCGGGGAATCTCATTTCAAGCGCTGGCTCGGTGAATCCGGCCCAGACCCTCGTTCTCAACGACAGCGCGACTGGAACAACTTCCTGGCAGATCGGGATAACTATTGGAGGCTTGCTTACGACGGCATCGGTAGCTTTCAATCCCGCAAATCCTCAAACGTATGCGCTTACTGATGGAGGCCCTAGCATTGCTTTCAATCTGGTCGTCACGCAGGCAGGATTGCTTCAGACTCAGCAGCAGTTTGAGTATCTGGCTCGAGGGCCATTCCTCAATTTGCGCTGGTCCGACGATGGAGGCCACAGCTGGTCGAATGAATACGCAAGGGATTGCGGCCAGGCAGGAAATTTCCGAACTCGTGTCATCTGGAGGCGTTTAGGAAGATCAAGAGATCGGGTATACGAAATCAACTGCTCGGATCAGATTGGCTGGCGGATCATCGATGCTTATTTGCAAGCCGCGCCTGGATACGAGCCGCAGGAACGCTTCAGCAAGAATCTAGCGAAGGTAGCATGAAAAACATCTCCAGTTTCATCATTTTTGCAATGATCTTGACGCTTGGATGTCTGTTCGTATCCTACGCGCAGGTGCACACTTTCCCCGCGCTTGATACGAACAATATTTTTACTGGCAGCAATACGTTCCCGTTCGTTGTGTCCAGTACGGTCAACTCAGCCCAGAACGGAGTTCTTCGTCTTGCGACCACCGATGCGGTTCTGTGGCGCAATGGAGCGAATAACGGGGACGTGGGGATTGGTCACATCGGAGGAGCAACTGGGAACGTGCCTGCCGACACCATTTCGAATGTTGGACTGCCAGGGATTTTATATTTCGATGCCATCATCCCGAGTACGGCGACAGCGGTTGCTACTAGCGGCAGCGTAAGGTTAGCTTCCAATGATGCGATTGAGTGGCGCAACAATGCCAACAACAACGATATAGGACTAACAAAAAACACAAGCGATGTATTTCTTCTGAATGGCGTCCAAGTAGCTCTAACTATTGCCAGCGGCACAGCTACAATGACCACGGCGGCAATAGCTGGCGGAGCGTGCGGAACGACTGTCACGGTGGTGGCCAGTGGAGCAGCGACTACAGATGCAATCGCTTGGAGTTTCAATGCCGCAGTGGGAATCAATCCAGGCGAGTTAAACGTTACACAATGGCCTACATCGGGTAACGTCAATTTCCAATATTGCAATGAAACTGGTGCACCTATTACTCCAACGGCTGCGACAATCAACTGGCGCGTGGTGCGTTGATGGCTAACCCGATCCCATTCCCAGCGCCTCCTGTCAGGACGCCGTTTCTCGGCAACCCGCCAAGCGATCCAAAAAGCGAGCGCATCCTTATTGGCCAGAAGACTTCGAATCCCAACGTGCCAAGCTGGCCGTGGATGCGCTGGATGCAGAAGGTAGGGACGCAGCTGACTTCACCTGTGGGGCTATCAGCACCGGCTACAGCCACCTCGCCCGGAACGCCTGGCCAGATCACGATGGACAACAATTTCTTGTATGTTTGCATAGCCAAGAATACTTGGAAAAGGACGGCGCTATCAACGTTCTAAACTATAGGCTGCTGCCACGCGAGGAATGGGACCGGGCTAAGGATCTGCTGCTTTCTTTTGGCCAGCAATTGCCAGAGCATGGATTGCTTTCGGTCGCGGAGAATGGCGAGATTCGAGCGATCCTGTGCTTTCATCCGGTGATGCACTGCGAGCCGATATGGATCGACGAAGCTTATCGCGGCAAGGTCAATCCTGTTAGGTTGCATGAAGTCTTGCTGGGAGAGCTTCCGAAGGGATTCGAATATTACGCGTTTACGCCTTCTCGGAAGATCCGTTGGATTGCTGGGAGTTTTGGGATGAAGCCGATGCCTTGGGATGTGTGGAAGGGAACAGTTTAAATGCCTCCGCTCGCAATATTTGGGATCGCTGCCGCTGCCGGAGGAATCGGCTCGATCCTTGCTGGCCATGCTCAGGCTGGAGCAGCCAAGTCGGCGGCACAGCTTTCCTACCAGGCTCAGCAGAATGCCCTTGCTGAACAGCAACGAGAGTTCAACATCAATCAGGGGAATCTGGCTCCGTGGATCCAAGCTGGCCAGGGAGCGCTTGGGCAACTACAAAACCTAGCGCCTTTCCAAGCGCCGACAAACGTTACTGAGGCAAACGATCCAGGCTATCAATTCAGACTCCAGCAAGGCATGCAAGCTTTGCAGAACTCAGCGGCGGCCCGCGGGGGACTGCTGTCAGGAAATACTGGTCAAGCGCTTGTCAACTATGGCCAGAACTACGCTTCGAACGAGTACCAAAATGTTTACAACCGGGCGCTAACCGGGTATCAGACGAATTATGGCAGATTGGCTCAATTGGCTGGATTCGGTCAATCGGCGGTCGGAACGGCGGGGCAACTCGGCCAGGCAGCCGCTCAGAACATCGGGAACTTGTATCTTGGCGGGGCGGCGCAGCAAGGTGGTGCATTGATGGCTGCGGGTGGAGCAACGGCTAGCGGCTATGCAGGCTTAGCCAATGCGATCAGTGGAGGGCTTAGCGGATACGGGCAATATGGGCTACTACAACAGCTGCTATCGCAGGGGCGAGCGCCAGGAGCAACTCCTCCATTCCTAGCCCCAGCAGGAGCAGGCTAACATGGGAGGTTACCCCGCTCTAGCGATTCGACCTCCAGAAAGTCCTCTAGAGACTTATGGGCGGCTTGCGCAACTTCAAGATGTTCTGCAGCAAGGCCAGCTGCGCGGCATGCAGGTACAGCAGATACAA